GAATTGTATGGTCAGTGGCTTACTAAACCTTCAGAAAATATATCCATCACTATAACAGAAGGGGAGATAGATTGTTTATCTTTATATGAGATATTCGGTAGAAAGTACCCAGTAGTATCTATCCCATTCGGGGCAAGCGATAACGCTAAAGGATTTGTAGCTCGTAATATAGAATGGCTGAGTAAATTCAAAGAGATAGTCTTATGTTTTGATAACGACTCAGCCGGAATTAATGCAGCTAATCAATGTGCTGCGGTATTGCCCATAGGTAAAGTTAGAATTGTACGGCTACCTGAAAAGGATATTAGTGACATGAGAGTTGCGGGCCGATCAGCTGAGGTCATAAAGTTATGGCACTCAGCGAAGCATTATAGGCCTGACGGCATTTATCAGGCAGGCGATCTAATAGATAGAATACTTAGAAGAAACAATATGCCAATGGGACTGCCTTGGCCATGGGAATCTCTCACTAATCTTACATACGGCATACATACAAAGATGCTGTATTGTGTGGGAGCCGGAGCGGGGGTAGGTAAGACAGAAGTATTAATTGAAACAGCATTATCATTAATAAAGAACGGCCATAAGGTTGGATGTATATTCCTGGAAACTCCACCTGAAGAACTAGTATTGAGAATGGTTGGAAAGTCTGCTGGCAAAGTCTCACATACACCAGGAGATGGCATGTCAGATAATGAAATTATAGATAGCTTAGATAAATTTAAAGATCTTCTTTATGTGTATGACCATTGCGGAGGCTCTAAGTTTGCGGATATAATAGATAAAGTTAGATACTTTTCCGTAGGACTCGGAGTTAAGTATATAATTTTAGACCATATAACTGCTGTAGCAGCTACGATGCCGGAAGAAAGGCTTGGCCTTGATAAGGCCATGTCTACATTAGGAGGTCTGGTACATGAATTAGATTGTGCTATCATAGTAGTATCTCATTTATCTAGATCATCAGATTCAGGAACTTCCTATGAAGAAGGAGCTCGGGTAACGTCTAAGGCATTCAGGGGATCTCAAGCCCTTCAATACTGGCCCCATGTTATATTAGGCCTAGAAAGGAACACGACTTCAGAAGATGAAGTAATTCGACGTACACTCAGAATTAGAATACTTAAGGATAGATTAGGCGGATCTAGGTCTGTAGGGTCTGTTATCAAGTTATCTTACAATTCAGGTAATGGAACATTGGAAGAGACTTTTAAAGAAGACTATGTTGAAGAGGGGGGATTCTAGTGGGAAAGGTGTTAGTAATAGACTTTGAAACCCACGACTACTTCTTGAATGCTGGTCTCGGAGCTGGGTGGTGCTATCCAAGCGATAAATTCGAAGTGCTGAGCGTAGCGTACTGGACCAAACAATCTGGAGTTGCGTTTAGAGATCTTCGGAATAAATGTAATGTTAATTCCTTATATGAGGTGTATAAGGAGTCTGATATTATTGTCGCGCATAATATCTCTTACGATTACGGATGCTTACTTAGACTTTTCCCAGATATTAACCATAATGACAAGAAATTCTTTGACACAATGATAGCGGCTAAGTTACATGATAACTCCTTAATATCGCATGGCCTCGACTCTCTTGCAAGTAAGTTCTTAGGGGAATCTAAGATGACCGATCAGCTAGGCAACGCAGTGTGGGATAATGGGTTGTACCCATTAACTCCCGCTGATCAGAAAAGAAAGAAATTAGCGGATGAGAATGGCACGTTATTTCTTAGAAAGAGGCCCGATCAGAGATTATTAAATAAATTTGCTTACAATAATATGCGGACTCTGCACGATAAACTTCCAAAACTCATCTGGGATTACGCGATGAGAGATGTGTACTTGACTTTAAGACTTTATAAATATTATCTCGAGAAATTAGATAAAATAGATTTGGTGTATAAATTATCTAAGTTAGCTATTTATTTAGCTAGAAGCCGTAATAAAGGATTAAGAATCGACTTGTATAGGGCGAAAGAAGTTCAGAAATATTTAATCCAAAGAGAATCTGCGAGTCTGGACAACCTTTACAAATTAGCTGGAGGCGAATTTAATTTGAACTCTTCCAGAGAAACGGCGGAAGTTTTAAAAAATGCAGGATACGCTGTACCTAAAAGCGATACTGGTAAAGACTCAGTTACTAAGGAATGGGCCGCCGGCCAGGTAGGGCCATTAATATCATCACTTCTTGAATGCCGACAGATCACTAAGATTAAACGTGATTTCGTGGATAAGGTGATTGAAACCTGCCAAGATGCTACTTTAGTAGGTGATTTAGAAGATGGCAGGTACAGTCGTGTCTACCCAGAGTTTAGATTGCTTGGGGCGGTAACCGGCAGGCTTACATGTAATAGTCCAAACATACAGCAGATCCCCTCAAGGCACCCAGAACTAGGGCCTTTAGTTCGGTCAATGTACGTGCCTGAATACGGAGATAAATGGTTCTCGCTGGACTATTCTAATCAAGAAGGTAGGCTTCAAGTCCACTACGCAGGATCTATCGGTAAAGATTATGGATTGGTCAGAGAATTAAATAATGACCCTAAATTTGATACTCATCAATGGGTGGCAGATAGAGCCGGCTGCGATAGAGCTACTGCTAAGATCATTAACTTAGGATTAAGTTATGGAATGGGTCTGCCTAAATTAATGAGGACTTTAAAGTTGAAGCATGTAGCCCAGGCAAAGACCTTGAAATCTAAAGTACTTGTCTCGGCTAAATATCTATCTAGTTTAATAGACGCCACCCAGAAGACCATCGTATCAAGAGGTTACATAAAGACTTTGATGGGAAGGAAATTAAAGAACGAATCAGGAAAAGAATATAAAGCAATAAATAAATTAATGCAGGGGTCAGGGGTTGACTTAATCATGGAATCTATGTTATTATGTTATGAGAGTGGTATCAATGTGCTATTCTCAGTACATGATGAGTTAAATATTAGCGGAACTCAGGAAGATGCCATGAAGGCCGCTAAATTAATGAGTTCAGTATTTAAGCTACAGGTACCTATGGTAGTTGAGTACAAAGAAACTGGCGGATCTAACTGGGCTGATTCTAAACTTAAATGAGTAATGAGGTATAGTATGAAGACAATCAAGATAATAGGAACCGTAGTAAATGTAAGGGAGATTGAAAGGAATTACGCAAAGAAGCCTGGTACATTTAAAGTGATGGAAATAGCTTATAGAAAAGAATCTGGCGATATAAAATTCACAAGTTTAGTTATGTCATTCCTGGAAAAGAAGCCTGATTTACTTGGAAAAATTAAAGCTCTTAAAGTCGATGAAAAGATTGTGCTTGTTATGGAAGAATCAGGCCAGTTCTTCACTTTAGTAGACATAGAAGCTTATGTTGTTGGTCAAACTAAAAGTACCAACCCTTCGAGTGAGGGTATAACCCCAAAGTTCAACGACTTCAATACTAGAGCGGCCAGGGGCCAGGCTTTAAATTTAGCAGTCGCAGTTGCCATTGCTGACAAGAAGCATCACGATGATAATTTTATTAAACTTCAGGTCGCTAGATTCTTACGCATGGGTCAGATGGTACAGGATGATGATATGCCTTTAAAGATAATCGCCAAGGAAGATGAGAACGACGACTTACCTGAAATTACAGAATCACTTGAAAATGTTCCATTCTAATTGGAAGCCTGACTATGCCATTTAAATTTAGCAAGTTATTAATAGATGGGGATGCGTTAGTGTATATAGCATCTTCGGTAGCTGAGACTAGATACCATGATGTGTATCAAGGAAGTCAGGTATTATCTTTTAAATATAAAAAAGAATCGGATGAACTTAATGGATATAAGGTCTACAGGCAGGAGCCTCACCCGGCTAAGGAAGTCTATATACTTATACATAGGATGGTTAATAAATGGCGTAAGTATTTAAAATGCAGAGAATTTCAGATATATTTGACCCCTTCCGATCAATCAAATTTATTTCGTAAAAAGCTCTACCCTCAGTACAAGCTTAATCGAAAGGACTTGATTAAGCCTGTACATTATAATAATGCTCGTAACTATTTGGTAGGTAAAATGGGGGCTGAACTATGCCAGGATTTAGAGGCAGATGATTTATTAGCCATACACCAGAGTAATGCGAAGGATACTTGTATAATTTCCCATGATAAGGATTTACTTCAAGTACCAGGATACCATTTTAATATCTCTAAGAATATCCTCTTAAAGGCAGGAGATTTAGGTGAATTAAAATTGAGTTCCAGTCATAAAAATATTATTGGGACTGGATTTAAATGGTTCTGTGCTCAGGTGTTATGCGGAGATAAAGCTGATAATATCCCGGGATTGGAAGGGGTTGGCCCGGTGAATTCGTACAACCTTTTAAAAGACTGCAATACTAATTCAGAGTGCGAGAAAGTCGTGGAGGACACTTATCGATCTCATCAGAAATCAGAAGATTATCTATTGCTAATGAAAACCTTATGTTGGCTGAGGAGAGAATAGGTGTCCACAATTAAGAGCCGTAAGGCTAAGGCTAGAAAATTGCAGCAATGGGTAAGGGATAAGATTAAAGACTTACTAAACTTAGATGATAATACAGTGACATCTACTATTATGGGGATGTCTGGAGAAGATGTAGTTATCCATGGAGCGGATAGTCGGAGTAAGTTCCCTTATAGTATAGAGTGTAAGAATTGCGAGCAGATGAGAACTGTATGGAAATATTATAATCAAGCTCAATCGCATACAGATTATGAGCCCCTTTTGATTATTAAAAGGAATCATGAAAAACCATTGGCAATTGTTGACGCGGAATATTTCATTAAATTACATTCTCAGTTCAAATCAGATAATATAGAGGCGAAATAAATGATCCCTAAGATCCTATTCTATGATGTAGAAACCCTCCCAGTGTTGGCCTATATATGGGATTGTGGGAAGCAGGTCGTTAGGCCTCATCAGATAAGATCTGGGGAATGGAATGATATTATATGTATCTGTTATGGGTGGTCCGGCGATACTAAGATACATACATTGAGCATGCTTAAACACAGTCAGAAGGAAGTGATTAAGCGATTTGATAAGATCTTAGATGAGGCAGATTGTGTTATTGGGCAGAACTCGGAATCATTTGATAATAAAGTTATCAATGCTAAACGATTGCTATTAGGCCTGCCGCCTAATGATAAATTATATAGCTGTACTGATGATCTATATAGACAATTGAAAAGGTACTTTAAATTTCCTTCCTATAAATTAGATTATGTCTCTAAGTTATTTGGAAAAGGAGGGAAGGGAGATATAGGATTTGAGGACTGGATTGTTATTAAGGAAAAGCGTAAGGGTTGGAGGAAGACTGCGGAAAAGATGATCAAGTACTGTAAAAAGGACGTCCTAGATACGATGGAGATATGGAACATAGCTCTGCCCCATATGAGTCCTAAGTTTAATATGGCAGTGTACAAGATGGCTCACTGCTGCCCGAAGTGCGGGTCCGGAGAATTATCTCTTAATGGCCAGTATCAATCTAGGTTAAGTAGATATCAAAGATTAATATGTAAGGATTGTAGGGGATGTTCTTCATTCCCTATTCCTTCCTTTAGAGGGGCACCGAGATGAGTAAAGATTTTATGTATGGGCTAGATGTATCCCACTGGCAGGGGGAGATAATATGGTATGAAGTATTTCATGAAAACCCCATTAATATAGAGTTTGTATATATTAAGGCATCAGAAGCGGGCCATTTTACAGACCAGAATTTTACAGTCAATTACTTAAATGCGAGGTCTTATATAAGGAAGGTAGGGGCATATCATTTCTTTCGAGCTAACGTGGATCCACGAAAACAAGTCAGTCAATTTTTGAAAGTCTTGGGCACAACTCCCTATATTGATCTATATGATGAGGAAGAAGATCTTCCACCAGCCCTAGATTTAGAGTCTTATGATGGCATGACATCTAAGGAAGTAGCAGAAAATGCCGTTAAGTTTTTAGAGGAGTTTAAGCAATGGACTGGAATTACCCCTATTGTATACACGTTCCCAGATTTCGGGCAACGAGTCGGTGGCTATAGCTCAATTAGCGCATATGACCTATGGATAGCTAGCTATCGAAACGACTTACATGAGCTACCTAAGCTACCTTCTCATTGGAAGGGATGGAAGTATTGGCAGTATACAGATAAGGGCAGATTAAATGGCATAAAGGGTTCTGTGGACCTTAATAGAACTAATCCTTTAGATTAAGTTTAGTCAGAAAATCTATCTTGCTTTCAAGTCGATCTATATCTTCTTTTAAACTTTCAGTAACAGTTATCAAGGTTTCTTGTTTAAGTCCGATGTATTCTTTTATATCTTCCTTGTCTGGCTTCTTATCCATTATTTCAATAACCCTCCTGTATCTCCACTCCATAAAGCCTAGCCACAATGCCACGCCCCCACTAAATATATTTATAAGTAATGGCTCCATATTAAGTTCCTACTGAGTAAATTACAAATGTGCCAGACTCAATGTTCCCAGAAGTAAAACTAAATTGAATTGCATTTATTGCGCTTGTATTCTTTCTTGACGAAACAATAGCTGTCAACGCCGCCAGATCTCCGGCACTCCTAAAGACCGATACTTTTGGAGTAAACATAGTCGCGGATGTGCCTGTAATTTGAGAGTAGCCAATTAATTCCGCTACAAATGATCCACATTCCCCCGTTGAGCTACCCCAGTCACTGTACACACTCATATAAGAAGATGCACCAGCAGCTGATTGCTCGTAATCGGAAGCACCGCTATTATAGCTAGTTCCATTATCTTCACTAGTCCTAAGTCTTAGGCCTACTCCGTCGGAAGATGGCACTATATTATATCCGTAAATAATTAAACTATGGGGACCTGACGGTAAATCGGTAAATTCAATTGTAGCACTATTACTAGCCGTAAGCTGAGAAAAGTAAGCGACTGGAGGAGAGGCGGCGTCAACATAAGCTTTAATAGACTGCTGCGTCGCTAACGCAGTAGCGCTATCACTCACCATATCATCTTCATCTAAGATTGTAGTGACCCTCGCATTAGCTAATCCAAGTCTAACTCCTGAAGTAGTAATGTCTAATTTATTTGAGCCTCCCGAATATAGAGATATACTATCTGTCCCAAATGCTATACTAGTATCCGTATCCCCTTCGTGAAGGATATTCGTCCCTACATGAACATCTGCGGCGCTTAGAATTATGTCCCCAGTGGTATCAGGATTTAAAGTTATGTTACCTGCAGAAGTTGAAGTTATCTGATAACCACCAACTACTAAGTTTCCGCCAAGAGTAGGGGATGCGTCATCTGATAATGCGGATAGCTTAGTATCCGCATAAGCTTTAATAGACTGCTGCGTTGCTAACGCAGTAGCGCTATTACTAGTCATTGTATCTTCATCTAAAATAGATGAAATTATAGGCCCAGTCCCTCCTAATTGTGCTCCAGCAGTAGTAAATTCAATTGATTCTCCGCCACCGACTGTGGCAGTTATTGTATCCGCTGTAAAAGTAATCTTAGTATCTGTATCCCCATTATGGACTATGTCCTCATTGACGAATATGTCATTAGCTAGGAGGGAAATAGATCCCGTAGTATCTGGAATTAGATTAATATCCCCAGCCGATACGGATACTATATCAAACCCATTAACATCTAAATCTCCCCCTAATTGAGGAGTTAAGTCGTCGACTACATTATCAAGGGCTCCCCCCTCCACTCCTAAGTTAGCTATATCTTGGGCAGTCACTGTCCGTAAGTTATCAGAATCAGAGATATCTTGTACTAGTACTTTGTCCGTCCCGGCCAGGGTAATTCCGGAAATTGTAGCTCCGTCTAAAGATGCTAAGACATTCGTCTCATCTGTGACATCTGCTAACGCTTCTATTCCGTCTAATTTAGTGCCATCTACAGCTAGATCCCTACCGTCTATAGTCCCTACTAAGGTAACATCCCCCTCACTTGTGATAGAGAATATATCTACTAGCCCAGAATCTTTTATATTAAAATCATCTACGCCAGCTGCATCCCCTAAAATTAAATTTATATCGTTATCGGAATGTAATTGTATGTTACCGCCGGATATTGAGGTAATCTCATTTCCATTAACATCTAAATCACCACCAAGTTGCGGGGTTAAGTCATCGACTATGTCCGTAATTCCGCTGGCTGCCCCATCTACATAAGCTTTAACTGATTGTTGTGTAGGTATTGCTGTGTCAGAATCAGAGACCAAATCGTCTTCATCCAGTATAGAGGCGACTCGAGCTCCACTACCCCCTAGTCTTAGCCCTGAGTCAGAGATGTCAACTCTGGACGACCCGCCAGTTTGTATATCTAATGTATCAATACCGAATGCGAGTTTAGTATCCTCATCTCCCGCATGAATTAAGTCTTCAGCAATTAGTACATCGACAGCGGATAGATTGATATTGCCCGTTGTGTCTGGATTAAGTACTATATTCCCTGCGGAGGAGGATACAATCTCATAGCCAGTTACATTTAGATTACCTGCTAGTTGAGGAGTGGGGTCATCTGATAATGCGGATAGCTTAGTATCCGCATAAGCTTTAATAGACTGCTGCGTCGCTAACGCAGTAGCGCTATCACTAGTCATTGCGTCTTCATCAAGTACATCGGAGATATTTGGAGTCGTAGGGAAATCAATTTTAAATCCATTAAGACTCAAATCTCCTCCTAGTTGAGGAGATGGGTCTGAACTTAATTCAAACACTGATGACCCGGCTGTATATTCAATTGCATCCCCATCTGAATTCCACCTTAGGTAATTACTAGCTATTGGTGCGGGCAATGCGTTGTCAACTCCACTGGTTTCAAGGGGGACATAGAGAGATCTGGAGGCGATTAGGTCAACTTCTTGAATCTGTAAAGTTAATTTATCTAAAGCTTCTTCATGTGTTTCTGCAGGGAATTTATCATTTTCAATATAATCAGTATCTTGAGTAAGTGGAGTATTTCTAGATATAATTATTATATCCGTACTCAGAGGGGCTGTTACGAAAGTTACAGTTCCACTTGAATAGTTAGTTCCACCACTTCTATTACCTACACCACTTACTGAATAATCAGTGGTTAAGGACTTGAGCGAATAGTTTCCATCCTCATCCTTTATTGTTACCGTTATATGAGTTTCCTTTAATATAGGGAATGTAAAGCTGAAATTTACAGTCGCTCCATCCCCATTATATACAATAGGGGAAATTGTGGTTGATACTGTCATAGTTTATCTCTCTTATCTGTAGAACTACTGTGCTTTTTAGGATTCTCCCCATCAAACACTCTTGTCATAATTTGCTGTAAATAGAATAGGTTCGCAAAAGGCATTATTCTCCTTAACTTGCCTAAATCAAATTCTGTATTTTCATTAGTCAACGCTTCAAATCCATTATAAAATACCGCAGATATGTCTTTTATCATCCCAGTTCCGGGACCTAATATCGTGTCAATTGTGCGTAAGTTTTGGTACCTACTACCAGTCGATCCTGGAGCTAGTGCGGCTATATAATCCCCCATCAGCCCCATCATACCCGATCTGGTAAGGCCTTCCATTAGGGCTACATTAACCCCTCCTTTAGGCTCACGTCCTGCTACATAGGATTTGACTACATAGGATAGATAGCCTAGCCCTAATAAGTATGTGAAGCCAAGAACAACATTCATATCTCTCTTCTGTATCCCTTTTAATAGTAATTTATTAGTAGCTGTAGCCGAGAAGGATTTAAATTTTAAGATCATCGAGCCTATAGAGGACTTTTGAGCGAATATAGGCAAATCCCCCATCCCGGGCATTAGAATAGTCGACTCCACATCTCTTCTCACTGCATTAGAAAATACCCGTATAGCATCTGGGTCATCCCATAAATGCCAATGAGCTTGACGAGCTTTAAGTAGTGAGGTTTCCCCCCATTTATGGAATTGAGTTAATATTCTTTCATACATATCAGATCCAATACCCAAGGAGGATAGTTCTGCTATTTCTTGAGGGGTCTTATTGCCCTTAAATAGGACTCTTAAGATATTGGATTGTGACATGTTAGCTGCCATGTATTTGTGAGCGTAGTTCCAGTACGACATCCCAGTCGCTTTTCCAAATATCTTCATGACAGCATCGTCAAACCTATCAATCTTAGCAGCACGTACGGACATATCAAAGGAATTCTCCGATAGCCCTCTAAGCACTCGATTCATCTCTACTTCCAAAGCCACGCCTGCATCTATTAATTCATCTCGCGTATATTTAAAGAATTTAAGGCTTAATATCCCATCTTTAATATACTTAGGCAAGCCCCATTTAAAGGTAGGCATTGCCATATCTGGCATCGAAGATAGAGTAACTCCACCTAATCTTGTAGCGGTCATATATTTTCCGAAGTGCCTTAGCCCTCTAGCCATACTAGTATGGGGGTCTGCTCTAATTCTTCCTAGAACTATATTTGTCATATCATCTAGTAAATTCGAATCCTGTGAGAAGGCTCTTTCAAGGTATTTGGATTCCTCTGGAAATTTATGTATCATAAAATCTTTCTCGGATACTAATGCTTTCTTAGCGTCTGCAAAAGTATCAAATCCTTGCGATTTAAGGGCTTTCTTAAATCCTATCATCTTGTATGCCCGCATAATATAATTGCTCATAACTTCTTGAGCATTATTATCTAAGAATGGTGCTAACTCATTATCAGGTATTAATAAAGTTCGAGATTTAGTGAAGACAGGTTTAGATGATACTAGTCTAGAAGTTAAATCTTGTAAAGCAAAGGCATCATCCCCTTGATTCAATATCTTAGCTAATGTGTCATTAGCCATACTATCCGCTTCCAGGGCATCTATTCCATTTCTCTTTATAAAGTTGCGCCTCAATATATCTAAAAATCCTTCCCTATTATCTAGAATTTTACTTATATTGTATTTTCTAGAGAAGTATGAAGAAGCAGTAGTTGGGTCCAGTTCTTTTCCCAGAATATCTAACTCTTGCATTTCCTTGACTAATGGTTCTAATTTATTTCTCCACATCTTAGCGGTAGCTTCTACCTGAGGAATGACGTGGGTGTCACCATTTCTCATAGCGTATGCAACTGCGTCATTAAATTCATCATAACTAATTACAGAGGATCCTTTCTTTGCAGATTGCACTAAAGACTTATAGGATAAAGTTGAGGCTCTTTGACCTTTAACTGATTGGGCGAATCCGTAATGTACAAATGATTCAGCCGGCTCAGTTGCTGCACCTTTCATCCCCGCCTTCGTCCATAATGAATTTTCAAACATATGCGCTGTATAAGTCTTGACCGTGGAGAATTTAGATGTTGACCCTCTAATAATTGGGCTTCTAAGTCCTTTAAATGGGCTGCTGATATCAGCTACTATAGCATCCCCTACTCCGCCAAACTTCTTTAATTGATCTAATTTGTTTCTTAAAGACTTAATACCTATTTTCTCAAGCCCAGTGCCCGCACTATCAAGTATCCGTTGCGTGTATCTAAAATCTAAATTAGCCAGCCCATGGTCTAGCATTGATCCTTTGATGCCTACCTCAGCCGCACTTGCTGAGGTTGAAGAGGGTACCTGTAACCTATAAGGTATATCAACCCCGCCATTGTCAATAATATGGGATACAGATGACTTTACTGTATTCTTAGCTGTAGTCCCAGCTAATGGCCCAAGAATCCCTCCTGCAATCGCGCCAATTATTAATGACCTTTCTAAGATTTGAGGATCTCTCTCTGGCTGTAAAGCTTTTAAAGTACCTTCTTGCAGGAAGGCCGCACTAGCCCCTAGACCCGCCCCTATGGCTGATTTAGTTAATATCGTAGCTACCTTCCCTAGCCCTACAGCTGCTTTTGGAACAGTAGTAACGGGGATTAAAATAGTAGGGTCCAGAACTCCAGCTGCAATAGAGGCAACTAATCCCCATCCTCCGCTGTTCCTTAAGATTTCTGCATCGGCCTGTCTCTTTCTTATGCCGTCTGCAATATAATCAAATTCTTCTTGGGACTTAACTCCGTAGAACTGGGTGGCATATTGGGCTAGTTCTGTACTCTCAATTAGCGAGTTAGGATTAAAGTTAGGGTCTTCCGGAGTAATAATATCTTCAATTATCTGGGTAGTTTGATGAAATGGGACCAAGGTCTTGGCTATTTTTCCGAGTTGTCCATGTTGCCCTGCTGTTCTTAGCTTCTGAAATGCGCTACCTATTATGTTATGTTGCCTAAATGCGGCACCGAATGTCTGACCCAGTGTTGGCGCATTAGGATCCTTTTCTATTTTAGGCGGAATGTATTGATCCCAGTACCCAGCCTTCTTAGTATCTACAGCAGTGGTGGATTCCGGTTCAACAGGATCCGCTGAAGCTTCAATAGGAGCTGTTTCTACAGGCCCTGTATTTACTTCTTGCTGTATCTCTGATAAATCATCAGTTAGGATAGCCATTCTATGATTCTTCCGGAGTAATAATATCTTTATAAATTGAGGCACGTCGCCAGCGTCCCCTAAGTTCTTGATCAGTGGTCGCTAGTTCACCTTCTATAGGCGAGTCTTCACCAGTTCTCCCATTCTCGTTATCCAATCCCATGCCTTCGATTGGCGCTGGCTCATATTGAGGGCTACTAGTCTGGTATTCTCCATCGTATGGCTCGCTATCGTAGCCGCCGCCATCCGCTAACTGGGTCCCTATAACATCTTGAGGGCTGTGGGTTATTGGTTGCTCATCTCCCTCTCCGCCGTACGATCCTCTAGTTATACCCCCTTGATCTTCATCGCTTGGAGAAACAGGTATGGGGGAGCCCGGCCCTGCCCCTTCAACACTCCTAAAGCTTATAACTTTACTCATTGGGTACCATCGTTTACTAACCTTATTACCTTGATTTCCACCTAATCCTATAAATCCAGCCACTCCATTTCTAGTTTCAGATTTAACAAAGAATGTTACATGTCCATAGATTGGGCTGGATCCTCTCCTTAGTACTGCTATATCTCCTCTAACTGGATTGTTTGTTCCAGTACCCCATTTAAGGAATGAGCGCGCCATTAGGCTACCTGTCCCCTTCTGACCTGTAGCCCCTAGAACTGCATTAACAAATGCAGCGCACCACGCAGTCGTCGATGGATTTACTTTAATTCCAGATGATCTCCTTATGAAATCGGATAATGTTTTAGTGTTAAGGTTTTCATCCTGACCTAGGTATGTTTTAGCAATATCAATTGGAGATTGGGTATTAGAATTACTACTAATGAGGTGTCTGAACACTCTCTTCTGGGAAGAAGAGATTGCCATTCTTTGACCAGTTACCGGATTTTGCATAGATTTTGAGCGCATACCTTGAGCTGGGCTCATCCCTTGATAGTTTAAGTTTTGAGCCTCTTCCCCTACTATAACTCCTTCTGAATCCATGCCGGTTCTTTGCGAATAAGCCAGATTCCTACGATCTTGGCCCTGTTGAAGTCTTTCAGCATTCTTCTCATAATCTGGCATATTGAATTGTTGCGGCTGCTCGTAAGCTTCCCCAGTTCTTGGAATAAGTCCGGCTGAGCCAACTTTACTCATATCAAGACTAATATACTCTTGACCAGCATATTGATTAAAGACCTTGGCCATGTGTACAGCCGTAGCTTGAACTTGCTCTGGACGAGATCTATACGATGTAGATAGAATATGTATCAACTGAGATATGTGAGCCCCATTTTTAAGTGCACCGTCAAAGAATTCTTGTAGTATTACTTTAGTCTCAAATGGCACATTGGCCGGGCCGATAACCTGCCTCCCTGCTTCTACGGCTATATCAGTTGCTTGATACTTGCGTAATGCCACAGCTTCTTCTCTAAGCCCCTGATACTCTCTTTGAAGAAATGCCGTGTACTGCTTGCGGTATTGACTATCTCCACCTCCTCCAAATATCGCACCAAGCAGCCCGCCTCCTCTGCTACGGCTTGCTCGCATTTGGTACATAGCAAAGTCCCGTACATCTCTTTGGTACTGCCTTAATCTTTGATCGTACCGAGACTGAGCTCTTTCTCTTTCCATTTCAGAATATTGAGAATGTCTTATAGCATCAGCTTCTTGCTGTAATTGTCGTCGTCTTGTATCGGACTCTCTTTGCAGGTATTCTCTTCTCTTATCTTGTTCATAGTATTGATATTTACGTCGAGCATCTGATTCGCCCCATAAACTTCTTCTTCTATGGTCATATTCGGCTTCTAAACTTCTTCTACGTTCATCCGCTTCTCGTTGTAGACTACGTCTTCTTACGTCCGACTCAGATTGTAAAGATCGTCTACGTCGGTCATCTTCCTCCATTCGACGATTTCGACGTTCTTCCATCTTATAATATTGCTCTTCATGTCTTGCATAGGATTCCTCCCGTCTTCTATCAGCTTCTTCTTGAAGCCTAGCTCTTCTCGCATCAGCTTCTCTTTGAAGCCTCTCCCTTCTCGCATCGGCCTCGGTCCACAATCTCTTCCTTCTCGCATCTGCTTCAGCTCTACGCCTTTCACTTTCTGTAGGAGCATACTCTTTATATCTAGGTCCAGCTAACCCTTCTAATGATGATCTAGGTCTTCCTGCTAGGCTTACCCCAGTGCCCCCAGAAGACCTTACATTCATATCAGGTGCCCAACGTATTGGTATGTCATGCCTATCTTTTAATAGATGCTGTTGCCCATATTTATCTGTATAGTAAACTAAATAGCTGATAGGCTTACCAGGGGTAGTAGTAGCTGGATCACTTGCTACCCTAATTTGACCTGCCTGAATTCCAGCAGGTATAAATTTAGCTACTTCGGACTCTAATTGAGTTCTTAATTGTTTTGGCGATTTATTTTTGAATATCTTTTCAGGAGGTAGAAACATTAAGGTCTCTATTGGGTCAATAAACCTAGGGACTCGATTAACCTCAGAAACACCAAATTTAGTAGCCACATCGTGCTTAACCATATCCACTGCAGCATCCACATCACCAGTTAAAATATAGGCATTCTTAACTAGTACCCTAATAACGTTTGCAGTTTCTAACGTAACGTGCTTTTTACCGAATCCTAGTATCCCTTTACCGCCAAACATCGTCTTAACTGATGTCGTTAGTTCATCCCCTCTAAATGCGCCCATTCTATTGAAGTTAAGTATTCTCTGATGAGTGATCGCGTCATCGGAATGATAGACTTGTTGCCTCGCCCTGCTCACAGCTTCATCTGGGGGGATGTTGGTATTATAGGATAATACGGTAAGAAGACTAGCCATAGCTAAACTCTTTTTATCTAAACCGGCTCTGCCTGAAAATCCCCTAACTGCTTCTGGCGCATTCTTAAGAAGATAGGTTATCACCCCGGCCGTCTGTACAGCGTCTTGGGGATTCCCGTACTGTAGGTTCTGAGATATTTCTGAAATGAAAGATCTTATAGGATATTTATATAGAGCTGCTAATTCTGCTTTTCTTTGGATAGGTACAGGAGGCCCATCACCCCTCATTAACCCGACCATTCTTGTATAATGATTATCTATCTGAGTAGGAGAATATCTATCTAATCGTCTACCGTTATTTATATCCCTGGATATTTTAGCATCCACAACGACTTTACGATCTCGATCCCTTCTTACGGAAATTTCCTTTTGGTAAAGTTTAAGGGCTTGCGAAGTATTTATTGTTTTCGCGCGATGTTCCCTTAATATATCTTTCTGCCCTATTGAGCCGGCCTCGATCTTCTGTTGTAACTCTACAGTATGTGCAGATTTCTGAATATTGTTATCAAATTCCTTTACAGCCCACGTGTAATCCCGCTTATTATTTCTATCGGCTATTGCTGCATTTGCTTCGGCGCTTAAATCCTCATGACCGACAGGGGATAGTCCTAGGCTACCGGCACTACCATCTTCTAAGAGTCCCCTCGCCTTCTCAGGATCTTTATCAATAATTGATTCTATTGTACCTTCGTAGACTTTTTCAGTCACATACAGATACATCTTATTACCATCTTCCCTTGTTACAGCTCCAGACCTTATAAGCCCCTCAATATAATCCCCCGCATTGCGAAGGTGTTGATTAACATTTGATGGATCGTCTTTAGCTGAGGACGTAATAATTCTATTCAGATAGTCCTTAGAAGAGGTCGATATGTGCTCCATATGCTGGGATCTCGCGGAGCCC